TCGTTGGCCGTCGCGACCTGCTGCGCCATGGCCCGCTCGTGCGCCTGCTGCTGCAGTGAGGTGAGGCTGCCGAGGCGCTGCTGCTCGGCCTGCGCGGCGTCATAGGCCGCGCGCAGTTGCACGTATTGCGTCGGGTCGGTCTGGGCGAGCGCCGGATCAGGCATCTGTGCCGTGTCGGCACGCTGCAGCATCTCGCCGAGGCGCTGGAGCTCCGGTTGGATATACGGCAGGACGGTGGCCAAGGCCTGCTGCTGTTGGGCCAGCGCCTGCCTGGCCTGCGCGATCTCCTGGGTCTTCTGTGTGTAGTCCGCCGACTTCCGCTGCGCGAATGCCCGCACTTCCTCGAGGCTCCGGAGCTTCTGCCCCTCGATCTCGATCTCCCCGAACGAGCCGTCGATCGGCGCGGGAGCGCCAGGCGTAGCTGCCGGCTCGCCGCCTTCCGGAGGAGCCACGCCAGGCACGCCCAGGGCGCGCTCCATGGCAGAGAGGCCGGTCTCGGCACGTCTGGGAGGGGGTGTCGTCGCGGGCGCCTGAGCTGCGTCCCCTGGCGGCTTCTGCGCAGCCTCGCGGACCAGCTCGTTGGCGCTGGGCTTGCGCTCAGGAGGCGCGTGCGCTGCCGGCTCAGCCTCGCCATTGGCGCGGCGTTGCTGGCGCAGCATGCGGGCGGCATCGGAGACGCTGATGCCGGGCTGGGAGGAGGGCGCGGGCGAGTATGTGCCGGCGTCGGATGGCGGCGCAGCCGGGGCTGCCGGTGCGCCAGTCGATTCAGACATGGGGGCCCTAGTTCAGGCGAAGGCTAAGGCTGTGGAGGGGTGGGTAATTGCTGCGCCGCGGCGCAGGGTTGTGGTATGCTGCGGGCCGGCAGGCGCCCAGGAAGCGCCCGCCGACCCTAAACCCCGCCCCTTGGAGACAAAGGAACGAGGCATGACCCATAGTGAACGGCATAAGACGTGGCTGCGCATAGCCGAAGGGTGGAAACGGGAGCGCGAAGCGAGGCCGCACGGCCCCTACACCGCGAACCCCGAACCGCCTGGCGATGGCTGGGCCAGCGTGCTGGACGACGTCCCCGCCTTTGCCTCAGCGGGCCTGTGCGAGCTGTGGCGCATGGATTGGGGCGATCAGATCCAGCTCGGGTGCTTCAACGACTTGCCGCCCTGGCTTAACGTTTCCGGCCTATGGTGGCGGAAGGCGGCGCAGCCGCAGATTCCATCATGACTCCGGTTGCCGCTTGGAGCCGGATGCCGCTAGCGCCGCCAATATCGCTGGTAGGCCCACAGAGCCGTATTTCAGGACGTGTTCCTGCAATCCCTTGATGTTACCGCCCGCAATAATCTGCAGCATGTTCGCGTAGTCCGGACGCGCGGCGCGCATCTCTGGCGTCAACCGGTCGAGGTTCGCCTGCGCCTTGGTCGCGACGTCACGGCTGTTGACCAGCGACTCATACATGCGCGGCGCTTTGGTTTGCATGTCGTTCAGCTCGCCGAGCACCTTGTCGGTCGCGCGACCTTGTCCCGCGGCGCTCAGGGCGAGCTCATCGGTCAGGTCGGCGTAGTTGCCAGATGCCCGCCCAGGCGTGAGCGTGGCGCCTGGAATGGCCTGGTTGATCTCGCCTGCCATACCGCCCTGCAGGCGCGCCTTCTGCTCGATCCCGCCTGCCGGGGACGGCAGCGAGCCCTCGGGTGTGTCTGCCTTGGACCGCCCGGCGTTGATCAGCGAAACACCGTCCCCAGTGTCCGACAGGAAGTAACCGTGCTTGTCCGCGACGTTCTGTAGTTGTTCCAACTGTTCCGGCGTTGGGCGCTGGCCGGTCAGGCGCATCGAGCTGGTTTCGCGAACCGGCAGCGATTCAGTCGTGTCGATGTAATGCCATGGCGTGCCTTCCTGAAGATCCAGCAGGCCGCGCACGTAGGAGGAGCCGGTCAGGGCCGACTCCGTGCCTGGGTGAACCTGGCGTGGGTCGCTGCCTTTGTCCTTTGGCAGAAAGTCGACCAACGGACGCGCGGTCTGCGCCGGGTTCATCTCCAACTGGCCAGCGCTGTTCATATAAGTGCCCGTGGTATCGGGCATGCGCTGCTGCAGGAACATGTTGCCAGTCAGCATGTCCCGCCCGCTCACCGGATCGCGCCACGTCGAGGCCGCCGAGAACGGTCCCTTTTCGCTCTCCGGAAGCAAGTCCAGCAGACCGGTGCTCTTTCCCGGCACTTGCTCATGCGGCATGTAGGCTGTCGCGCCGCCGGCAACCTCGGGGAACGAGCTGTGCGCCTCCTGGCGGATCTCTTCGTCCGTCCAGTTCGGATAGCGCCGCCGCAGGTTGGCTTCCTTGTTCGCCACCCACGGCGCGGCTTGCACGGTCGCCGCGTTCCAGTCGGTGAAACCACCGGATGCACGCGCATTTGCCCGGTCGATCGCCAGCACCGTCTCGTAATCCATAAACTTGTGCTGCTGCTCGTTCGGCGTGCCGGAAAATTCGCTCCCATCTGGGTTGGTGTAGCCAAACGATCGCGCGTGCCAGATGTCATTGACGCCGGTCGTGCCGTAGGGCCTGTCAGGCGACATATGCCAGGCGAACGGCCCGGTCTTCGGACCCTGTCGGATGTCGGGTTCCGGCTGGCCTTCGGCGCGCGCCTGTTCCTTCGCGGCCATGCCTTCATTGTATGTCTGTGCCTGCTGCCCGGTGCGCGCCTTCGCCACCGGCTGGCCGCGCTCATACGCGTTCCGCGCCTGCAGGAAGAATTGCAGGTTGGTGTCGGGGTTGGATTGCGGCGAGAACACGGCCAAACCTTCAGCCGTATTGCGTGCATCAGTGGGGCTGCCGAAGACGACCTCGCCGGTCGCCGGATCGAACCGGCTACCGGTGATCTCGGACGTCCAATCGCGGGTGCGGCCATACCATTCGCGCCCTTCGGCGCCAGCGTCGATCGCCGTGTCGAGGTTGGCGCGCATCTGCTGGATGTGTTCCGGCGTCTGCACCCAGCTCGGCGCGCCGACATAACCATCGCCGCCTGACGTTGGGATGAGATGCGGCTCAGCCGCTGCTGCGACTGACGCATCGGCGGGGGCCATGCTACGCAGGCTGGGCACTGCCATCATGCCGCGCTCGCCGACGTCCAGATCTGGCATGCGGCTGACCGGCCTGGGTGCGCCTGGCGCCGTGGAGCCCATCAGCACACCCTGTGCGGTCTGGCTCGCTGCGTCGACCACGCCCTTGGCGGTCGGATGGCCGCCCTCGAGCAGCCCGCCGCCTGTCCACAGCCCACGCTCGGCGCTGATCTGCTGCTGACGGGCGAGCTCATCGCTCACCGTGCGATAGGTTTCCGCGAGCGCATCGGACCACGAGGTGTCCGGTGGCGGCTCATCCGGCGGCTGGATCAGCAGCGGCTGGAAGCGCCGATCGTCGGGAGGATCAAGCAAGGATGGCATGATGTTCCTTCGCGCTGCGCGCGCTACTCCATGCTCCGCGCCAGATCGTCGTGCGCCTTGATCTCGTCAGGCAACTCGGCGTCGGCCTGGAGATGGACGCGCAGGCGGGTGACCGCGAGCACCAGCTGGCGTGCCGCCTCGCGATTGTCGACGTCATCGAGATAGATCGCCTGGCCGGTGGCGTCCTCGACGATCCGATCGAGCACGCCCTGCAGCACCTCGTCGTCCTGCAGGCGGCGGGCGCCGATGGCCGCCTTCATCTGCTCCGAAGTGATCGGCATCAGCCCGCCATGTGCTCGGTGAGCGTGGCGACGTAATCGCACGTCAGCTTGATACGATCGTCGTCATCCTCGATGTGCTTGAGGGTCATTTCCGTCATCGCGCCGAGCACCGCGAGCAGCCTGCTCTCATCGTCATCGAGGGCAAACGCCAGCAGCGTCAGCGCCGCCTTGGCGATGCGCAGGGCGTCCTGAAATTCCTCATCCGATGGACCGGGCCCGAGGTTATCCAGCATTGGCGCCTCCCGGTGGTAGCGGTGGGCCGCCGGCTCCCATCAGCGGCGAGAGCGCCGCGCGCTGCGCCAACATGCCGTAGGCGCTCGGCGGCCCGCGCCCGCCAATCAACGCACCTCGCACAGCCGCTGCTGTCGCGGGGTCTACAGCGCCCCCTGGAGGCCCTGCAGGGCGCATCCCTGGTGGTGGCATCATCGGTGGCCGAGGGCCGCCTGGCGGCATCATAGGGGGCCCTGCGGGCCTTTGCGGCTGCGGTGGCCCTTGTGGCACGCCTGTGGCGGGCGGTTGCGGGCTGGTGGGGGGCGGCAGATCGCCGAGCAGGCCAACTGACGGCACGCGCGAGGCCATAGCGGTCCGGAACTCATCGAAACTCGGCGCCGGCGTGCCAAATTGCGCCGCGGCCACCCACGTTTTGGCCCACGCGTCCAATGCGGCCCGATCGCGCTCGCGATCGTCCTCCATCACCAGCTTTGCGCGGTCGGTCTGGGCCTTCGCGCGGTCATTTTCGACGTCTGCCGCGGTTTTTTGCTTCTGCACCTCGGCCAACAGCATGTCGGTGTTCGGCTGAGGCTGTTGCGGAGGCGGCTGGAACCCTGGCGGAAGCGCTTTGAAGTAACTCGACACGTCGGAGATGCTCACCGTCTCCAGCATCCGCGCCAGCGTATTGCGATACTCCGGAATCCCGACCAATGGGTTGTCCATCCCGCCCATTTGGATGATTTGTTCCTGTTTCGCAGCAATTTGGCCGAGCATCGCCAAGCGTTCGTGGGGCATGCCCTTGCCGCCCACGTTCACGCTGCATTCCCACGTCGTGGCGAGCGCGCGCGGGTCGATCGACAGCCACTGGCCCCTGATCCTGATGGTGTTGGGTCGGTCCTGCTGCCGCGCCATCATCCGCAGCAGCCCGCTGTAGAGCGGCGCGAGGCCGGTCTCCGCCAAGGTTCTTGCCACCATGTCGAGCCTGTCCTGCGCCGCACTGGTCTGCTGGCTCACCGCGATCGGTGTTGTGCTCTGCAGCTCATCGACCGTCAGTCCCGCGGACGCTTTCGTGATCCCAGTCCTACTCTCCCGTATCGCCTCGAGCACTTCCATGACGGGCAAGGCCTCCTTGCCCGTAAAAGGCTTGGTCAATTCCTGCACAGCGCCTTGCTGCGCGACCCTGATGATCGCGCCGATCGATGTCTGCCGAACATCGGCCATGTTAGCTTGGCCGACCACCATCGTGGTGCGCGGGAACATCGATTGCCCCAAGCTATCGAGCACCGCCCGCATGACCCGCGACTCAATCCGCTGTAGATCCATCACCATGTCGGCCTGGCTCATGCCGATCAATGCGCCGGGCTCGCGATATGGCACGAAGCAGCTGAACGGGATCTCGTCTACCCGTTCCCACTGCACCAGCTTGTTGGACTGGCCGAGCATGTGGACGTGGATCAGCTCGGCACGATGATCGCCATCGGTGTCGCAGCGTATCCAGCCCTCGGCATAGCGCACCGCGGCGAGCGACCGATCGCCCGGCGGCGGTGGTCTGAGGTTGTAACCTTGCGCGGCATTGCGGGCGATTGCCTCGGTGCGGGACCGCGTCGAGAGATCGCTGTTGCCCGCCGCCAGCACAGCGTCCTCGGGCAGGCCCAGCTCGATCAAATCGGAGGCCGACACATGTCTGACATGGAACAGCCCGCGCGCGGTCTCCACAGTGTTGGCGTCGGCAACGATCCAAACGCAATCCGCCGGGACGTGCTCCACGATCGGCCAGGACTGCGCGGCGTTGCGCGTGATCGTGGCGGACCAATACTCCGCGGGCGCGCCCTGCGACAGATACATCTGTCCGTCCTGCGTCTTCATCATCGCCTGCTGCTCGGATTGCAGCATCGGACGGCGGACAATGCGCTGCGCTTCGATCCCCGGCTCGGACAACAGCATCTGCAGCTGGGGCAACAGCAGCCCCTCGCACACCTCGGTCCTGACGTTGGTCTTCTTGCCCCAATACCAGCGACACCAGCCGGCCTTGCGGGTCAGCGCATCGAGCAGGCAATCATGGATGATCTGCCAACCACGGTTCGCCGTGAACAATGACCATCGGCAGTAATCCGTGGCCTGTCTGCTCAACATCGTGGCCAGCTGGTCGTTGCCCTGGATCTCGGAGGAGATCGGCTCAAAGCTGCAGGGGTCTTCCACCGCGGTGAACAGCCGCAGCAACGATGGCAGCGTCTGGCGGATGGTATCCCTGACGACGGTCATCACCAGCTTCGACCGTCCTTCCGGCAGGTTCTCTTCCGTCTTGCCGGCGTAATACTCGGAGGCCTTGATGCGCTCGCGGCTCAGGTAGTTGTCATAATTTTGCGCGCTGCGGAAATAGTGCCGGGCGATCTCCTCGATCTCCTTGTCGGTCTTGCCGAGGCGTTCGAAGACGATCTCCTGCTGCCACGCTGCGCCCGTGGGCTTCACGCTCGGTCGTAGTCCCGCGGCGTATGGTCGCAACCCGATCGGCAGTGCGTCGTCGGCATTGTCGACCGGCGCATCGGTGTCGCGCTTCGGCGGCAGCAGGAACGCGAGCATCTGCTCGGAGCCGAATTGCATGCCTGTGGGACGCATGCCTTGCGGCACCAGGCCGGGGATCGGTGGGAGGGGCGATGGGCCAGCAGGCGGGCCTTGTGGCGGCCCCTGTGGAGGCAATACGCCGCTCATTGGTGTGCCCTCGCGTTAGATCTGATCTGCTCGAGCAGATCCAGCATGCCGGCGAATTTCACATCGAGCTGCTCACGTATCTCCAGCAAGCGCCGCTCGCGACCAACGTCCGCGTCAGCCACCCACGCCTTCAGCTCTTCGATCAAGGCCTCGATGCGCACCAGGCGCGTCTCCAAGGTGTCGAGCGGAGCCGGTGGGAATGGCTGGCCTGACATCACACGAAGTCCCCTGATGTCAGCGCCATGCGGACGGGCTGACTGTCATGCAGGCCCGAGGTCATGCCAGAGGCGATGCCGAGGCCCTGCTCGGCGAAGGTGAGGTTGAGGGCATCGGCAGAGTCGGGGCTGGAGAGGCCCCTCGCGCGCATCAGGTTCTTGGACTCTACCTGCAGGCGTCCATCCGACAGGAAGCTGTAGCGCGGCGCCACCAGATCATCGCGCAGCTGGTCATCTCTCGGCAGGCGCACAGACCGCGTCTCGAGCCACTCCCTGCATCTGACCCACAGCTCATCACGGAGGCGCCCGTATCGCCCCGTCGTGCTCGGCACCTCGGCGACATTGACTCCGAGGATCGGTAAGTTTTGCTCGTGCAACCTGTCCACCACCCCCGCGCCAATACCGATGACGTCGATGACGATGAGTGCCGGGCGATCGTGCGTGCTGGCATCCCACTCGGCCTTCAGCGCGCCCGCGAGCTGCATGGTGTCGAGGTTCCGCCAGCGCCTCGGGAACTCTGTGACGACCGATCCACGGCGTTTGATCAGCACGCTGGCATCCGAGCCAAACCTGGCCACATCGACGCCCCAGATGGCGGGGGCGGTCATGTCCAGCGGCACGTCTCTCGTCATCGCGTCGTCGACCAGGCTGGCCGGGATCACGGTGTCCGCATCGGCGACCGGGAACTCGCCGAGGACGCGCACGCGGAACGCGTTGCTGTCGGTGCCGTAGCGCTGCTCGATCTCCTCACAGTAATCCGCCGACACGCGCCTCGAGTTCGCACTGCTGACCTTCATG